AAGGAGTTCGCTTCTTCGAGTCCACAAACATGCCAACTCAGACTCAAGCTGCCACGATTGCAGCGACAGCGCAAGACTACAACGCAGCTGTTGGTATCTTCTTCGGTCCTCAAGCCATTGGCGTGGGTATCGGTGGATCCAATGCTCAAGTCCTCTTGAACAATAACGACGATTTTAGTCGCTATATCATGATGATTTGGTCGTTGTATGCAGGTTTCGAGCTGCTTAATGCAGATTTCGTAACCGTTGGTTACTCATTCGACGCTTGAGGAGGTAACTAACAATGATTAACGCTAACCAGCTTCACGTTTCCAAGATTTATCCTGGAAACTACGTAAACGTTCTGCGGTATTGGCACGAAGTCAAGACCATGCAGTTCGAGAACGCAAATGGCGTTCAACAGAGCTACACGAACCAACCTGTCGGCGGTCCTGTCGGCGTTGTGTTCCGTCCCGGTTGGATTGCTCAACAGGCAGTCGGTTATGTCGACCTGAGTTATCAGGCTCTCGGCACTAACAATCAGCTGAGCTACTACACACAGCCTTACGGCTCTGGGTCTAACGACGCTAATCAGCCGTTCCTCAACGCGAACGTCATCATCCCTTCTCCTGACTTCCATAAGGATGTTCGGGCTGACATCACTGATGGCCTTAAGGCACCTGCAGGTGCTTACGCGTATCGTGCATCACTTCGTGTTGACGGCGGCGACGTTGTCAGTTCTGGTGTTGCCGGTGGTTCTGCCACCCCAACCCTGACTCTCATCCCTGCGGTGGGCGAAGGTCTTTCTGCTGACGGCACCGTCGTCAGTGGTCAGTTCGGCGTTTCGATTGTCGGCTCTAGCAGCCGCATCGCTAACGGCAGCGTGGCCTCCACCAACATCGTCGATTCCAGCACACTTGCTGCTTTGGGATCCGAGACTCAGTGGAAGTTGTTTACCACGACCAACCTGGGCGGCTCTGCTGCTTCTGGTTTGGCTCAAGGCTCAGGTATCTACGATCCCCGTGCCGGTGCTAACAAGCTGTCTGGTGATGACAAGGCTCTCGCTATCTGCGAAGTTTGTTGGATCCTTCCTGACGAACCCCCCGAGCGTCAAGACGTTGCTCTGCAACCTGACGGTTTGGTTGAGTCACAGGTTTACACCTCCACCTCACCTTCCTGATACACTAATTAGGAACACGGACGACCCCTCCCGCCAGAGGGGTCTTTTTTTGTGCTTTAGTAAACATATAAAACTAATTTTTTTCAAAATATGTAGAGTTGACTTACTCCATTGCGCTCATGAAGCACTTATGGCTAATAAAGAAATCTCAGATTTAAAGTTAGACAGAAAAGAATGCGAAAAATGCGGCGCTACGTGGTTAAATGGACAGCATTTTTGGGCTACAGGGGCAAAAGGTAATGAATATGACCTAGCTGGGCTTGTTTGCAACCGAGCAAACTCAGAAAAGTGCATAAACCCTATGAAAGGTAGTGAAGAAGGTGATACTTGGGATAAAAGAGCGGCATTTATCGATGGAATTGACGAAGCAATTAAAAAAATGCTGATGTGACTAGTGCTTTTGCAGTATTTTGATATACACTGACGATAAATGGTGATCTGTAGATGACTACGAAGGTTTTTAAGCCCAGCGGCGTAAAAGTAGATATCCTTTCGACTCACGACGACGGTGAATACTTCATGTGTCGTTCAAACACGACAGGAAAAGTTTTTTTTGCGCATAAAGATCAAGTTGACGACTTTATGGAGGCAAATACACCGACTCCAAAGTCAAACGCATTGAAAACAAGGCGCGGGAGACGTGCTGTAAAGGGAGAAGAGGTAAAAGAAGAAACAAACACCGTGGTTAAGCCTCTTCCTCCTGCAGACAACAGAATTAATTTAAACACTTTGACTGCAGAAGGTCTGACTCAGTGTTTACCGGGCGTTGGTCTGAAAACAGCTAAAGAAATTATCGAGTTAAAGCAAAGTTTGCCTGGAGAAAAGTTTAGTAAGCTCGATCAGTTGGAATCAATTAAGCGAGTTGAATGGGCGGAAGTTTTTGCTACTGGAGTTGTTTATGTTGAGTGACCTACAATAAGTACCTAAGGTGGCGGGTACTTAAAAAATGGCGCAGCTCTCAATTAACGAGCTAGAACAAATCCAGAGTTTTCTGGCTCAGCAGGGCGTCACATTTAACGCTACGTCAACTGATGCAACTAAGCGTGAAGTAATTTACGCAGCAGTTAACCAGTTATCCAGAAACCCAGCACAGACCTTTGGTTATGCGCTAGACGACTTTAACTTTAGTCGTACTGCGTATCACCTAGGTTTTAATATTGCGACTGTACCTGCTGGAGATTACGCAAGACTATTAGAAGCTTGTAATAGCATTCCGAGTGAATTTTATTACGACAAAATTGTTCAGCAGCTTGAAAGGTGCGAAGAAGCTGAACGTTTGACTGAGCTGGCTACAGGTCGAGCAACTAGTAGACAAGAAACAATTCTTGGTGACGTTTCTCGTTCTATCAGCATTCAAGACAAAAACGAAGTAACAAAAGTTTGGAGAGCTAACTACCTGTACGAGTGTGATCGTCTAGCTGAAATGCTTTACGTCCCTAACTACAAGAACCCCGTGGCAGCTCGGTATAGGTTTGAAAGAAGTGGAGGAGAGTTTATTCAGGCAATTCCTGGTCCTCCTGATGTGTCACGAGCTGACCGCCTGTATTTTTATGCAAACTGGCGCTAAACTTAAAGCACGAATAGTTTTTGGTTTGTAGCAAATGGGTTTTTTTAATGTTATAGGAAAAGCTGGGATAGAACTCGGTCAAGCTGGAATTAGAACTGTTGATGATTTGATCCGTAACGTTGTGCTTCCCGCTGCACAGATGACGGGTGATGACCTGATTGTGGAGAAGGTGATTAAAGAAGGGCACAACATGGGTATGAGGAATCTGCCCATTCTTCCTCGACCTGGTTTAATTGGTGAGTCGCCTCAAGCTGTAAACCAAGCAATTGATGCTGTACGACGTACTCAAGCACCAGCGCCTCGTTTCGGTGGAAATGTTGAAGCAAGAAGTCCTTTTATTCCTCAAACATCTCCCGTTGCTCCGATAGGGCCACGCACTCGCGGCGGTGACATTGTTCCTGTAAATCCTCAAGCTGCCCCTGCTCCTCGTCGAGAAATTCCTAGTGAATCTTTCATGCGTCCAACGGCTGAGAATGTTCCCGTCGTACCTTCAAGTAACACAAGGCAGTTAAGTCTTGATCTGAGATTTCCTGCGGGTGCGCGTAGCTCTAGAGAAGTCATCACTTCAAAAGGAGCTATTAAACCAGAAGGCTCTAACGTTGGAGGCCAGTTTTACAACCCAGAAGCTGCTTCAGTAAGAGATCTTAGGGATGCAGGAACTTACGAGGGCTTTAGGAACTCTCCTATGAGTGCGGATCCGTTCCTTGACGGACAGACAAATCTTTTTGCCCCTAAGTCTGAAGTAGAGCAAGCTATCGAAAGGTTCAATATCGCTCGCATGGGCGGTATGCCTGCACCCGTTGGAAGACAAGCACCTGTTCCTGAGTTTGGACGCGGTGGTTTAGTGCGAAGTGGGATGGACGACCTTCCTGTTGAAAGAGTCCGTGTTTCTGTGGACCCATCCGCACCTAGAGCTTCAGCTGCAGTAGATCCTGTTGTTTCAATGAACAGCGCGACTGGGGCGAGGCAAGTTGATTTGAGCAAGATGCTTTCAGATCCTAGAATTCTTGCGGCTCTAGGAGCTACAGGTTTAGGTGCCGTTGGTGTTGGAATGATGAACCAAGGGGGCGGAGAAGAAGCAGTAACTCCTCAAGCACCAGTTTCTCAGGATCCTGACCTTCGTATCGCTGAAAGACTCACCGGAGATCTCAACGCCAACCCTCTCTTCCGTGAGCCTGATGGATCTGCACTCGGCGGCAGTTTTTCTGAGCAAAGTGAGTTAGGTCGTTTGCTAAGAGAAATTCAGAGCAGCTCAGGAGCTAACCCTGAAAGCCGCGCTCCAACAGTAACCGGCGGTAACGATCAAAGGCGGAGCGTAGTGCGCGAAGCACTTCAACAAGCTGATCCTGTTGCTGCTGCAGTTATGCGAGCTACAGAGCCTATGAGTCCTGAAAAGTACGGCAGTGCTGCTGAGTACTACGCAGCTCGTCAAAACTATGCTTCTCAACCCTCTATCCGTGCGCAACTTGCGAGTCAAATGGAAGGCGATATGGCCACGTGGGCTGAAGCTAATCCTGCTCTTGCCTACGAACTTCAACGTCGGTCGATGAGTAATCCACAGGCAAATCAACAGTCTGCGGAATCAGTCACTACTCCGTATCAGACTGGAACTCAGATGGGGTCTCAAGTAGAGAACAACGCGGTAGGTAATGCAGAGGCAACAGCTGAATCATATATTACAAGAGATCCAGGAGCATTCGACTTGAAGAGTGCTACTGACCCTATCCCCGCTAAGAGTCTTAATTTGATTCAGTCTTACCTAGACTCCGCCTACCGTTATTGAGCTAAACTTAAATACA